TGTATGGAACTGGGGCATTCGTCATGGCTTCACCACATTGAATCCATTCAGCCACATCAAGAAAATATCTGTTGCTGCCAGGAAGATGATGTGGCAGCGCTCACAGGTGTTGTCGGTGTTGAATGCTGCATTCAGCAAATGGGAATGGAGAAGTGCTGGCATCATCTTTTATTGTCTCTATGAATGGGGACAGCGTGTCAGCGACATCCTCAATCTCAAGTGGTCCTCTGTTGACCTGAAGAATAGAACAGTGACGATACAGCAGAGCAAGAAAGGCGTCACTGTACGCTTGCCAATTTCTGATGGTCTTGCTAACATCCTTCAGCAGCAGTACAAAGAACATCCCTGTCGCACCTATGTTGCTCCTCGACATCGTTCTGCTGACAAACGCGATTGGGTGCCGTACACTATCGTCACCATCATGTATCACTACAGAGAAATATGTGAGGTTGCTGGCATCCCTCAAGAGCTACAGCTTCGTGATCTTCGACGCACAGCCATCACTGAAGTCATTGAGAATGGTGGTGACCTGTTGACAGTGATGATGATGTCAGGGCACCAGAATGCTGCTAGCGTGTCTCCGTACTTTGTCCATACGCTGAAGGGCTCAACCAAGGCTCAACAGATCCGAGAGTTTCCCTCAACTCTTATCAATCCCAACCTGCTAAAGGAAACGATGAATGACAAATTTTCTGCAATTGCAGCGGCTTGAAGACCCCATCATGCATATGTGGTCTTTGGACCAGGACGTTCAACTTATTCGTAAGGCTCTTCTTGACAGAGAAGAAACACCGAGTGAGGATGACATTGACAACTATCTACTTGCCATCATCAGTCTCATCAATCTGCGTTGCTCTGAGTTGATGAATGTATACGAAGGAATTCTGAAGGAGGCACACAAGAATGACCGTCAAGAGTGTGACGATATGCTGTGAGGATGCCTACGAGGCTTCTCACATGCTAGACTGGTTCAAATACTATGCCACTTGTGAAGACATCCGTGCTCACATCAGAGGAAGACTCAAACATGCTACCCTCACCGACGAAACAACAGCAGAGCTTGAACTCATCCAGTCTATCCTCTATCCCCGTGAAGAGGAATGAGCATTGGCCTTTCCTGTACTATCAAGACGGTGCAGGGAAGATGTGGCACAACCCTGTGAAGCAGTGTAGTGAGTATGTTGCTTCACAGCGGTATGTTGGAGAAGCACTGCTATGAAGAACGATGACGATGACTACACCTTCGTCATTCTTCTGGTGGCTTGGATGGCTGTATGGTATTCGGTGATGTATAAGGGTGGTTTCTATGGTGGAAGTTAAGACAGCAGCAGAGATAGCTGCTGAGAGGGTTCAGCAGGTAACGTCACCATCTGGTGGCGTATCTGTTGATGACTATCGTCTGTTCAAGGAAGACACCATCAGACACATCAAAGAATTGAGGACAGCCATAAAGGCTTTACAAAGATCACTAGATAAGAAACAACAACAATGACATTCGTCAGGCTACACGTTAGCTGCCCAGATTGTGGCAGCAGCGATGCACGTAGCATCAACGAAGACGGCAGCAGCTTTTGCTTTGCATGTAATACGTTTACAGAAAGTGATGGCTCTGCCGTCATTCCTTCCACAACGAAGAAAAGGATGAATGTGAATCTTGCACCAATTTTCGAGGACAACGAAGCCTGCTCTGTCCCAGATAGGCGTCTTACTCGATCAACGTTGGAACGCTATGGTGTTGTCAAAGACAAGACCAACTACTACTATCCATATCACGATAAGGATGGTAATTTAGTAGCAGCCAAGGTCAGGGCTGTTGCTGAGAAGAAGTTTCACAGCATTGGAGAGCCTGCACAGGCTACGTTGTTTGGACAACATCTCTACAGCAATGGTGGTAAGTACGTCACTATCACTGAAGGTGAGTTTGATGCTCTAGCGGCTTTCCAGGCCACAGGAAGTAAATGGGCTGTCGTCAGCATCCGCAGCGGTGCTGCTGGTGCCTTGAAAGATTGCAAAGCCTCGTATGAATGGCTCAACAGTTTCGAGTCCATCGTCATCTGCTTTGACAACGATGAGCCAGGCAAGAAAGCAGCGAAGGAAGTAGCAGAGCTTTTCGGCAACAAAGCAAAGGTGTTTAAGCACGACGTCGATATGAAAGACGCCTGTGATTACACCGCTGCAAACAAAGAAGCTCTATTCGTTCAACGCTGGTGGGCTGCTGAAGCCTACATCCCCGATGGCATTGTTGCTGGCAACACGTTGTGGGACTTGGTTTCTACACCACCAGCACCGGCACAATGTATGTATCCTTGGGATGGGTTGAATAAACTCACCTATGGCATTCGACATGGTGAACTTGTTACCATCACTGCTGGCAGCGGGTTGGGGAAGAGTCAGTTGCTGCGTGAAATTGTTTGGCATTTGTTGGGGAATACAAATGACAGCGTAGGGCTGATGTTCCTTGAAGAAAGCATCAGAAAGACAGGGTTGTCGTTGATGTCGCTGGCAGCTAACAAGCCTCTGCATTTGCCTGATACAGAGAGCAACGAAGAAGAACGCAAGGACGCTTATGAACGTACCTTAGGCACCGGCAGGGTGTTTCTGTTTGATCACTTTGGCAGCACCAGTGTTGATAACATCATCAACAGAGTTCGTTATCTGGCAAAGGTGATGGGGTGTAAGTATGTCTTTGTAGATCACATCTCGATCATCGTCTCGGCGCAGGAGTCTGGTGATGAACGTAAAGCCATTGACGAAATCATGACCAAGTTGCGTATGATGGTACAGGAAACCAACATTGCCTTGTTTGCTGTGTCACATCTGAAGCGTCCTGATGGTAAAGGACACGAAGAAGGTGCTGCAACATCTCTAGCGCAATTGCGAGGTAGCGGCAGCATTGCCCAACTAAGCGATATAGTAATTGGTGCTGAGCGTAACGGCCAGGCTGATGAAGAGAATGAAAGAAACACCACACGCATTCGCGTGCTCAAGAATCGATACAGTGGACTCACTGGTCCAGCGTGTTCCTTGCTCTACACCAAGGACACTGGTAGGATGCTGGAGTACATTGAAGCTGATGTTGAGGAAACAGTGCTATGAACGACATCTTCTACGCCCTTGCCAAAGAAGCTGAGACACTGGCTTATGCTGAGCTTCTAGGCATGCCAAAGACCTCCCACCCTTGGGAGGACATCTTCAGACAGAAGTATGGAGAACTTGTTGTGAATGAATGTGTACGCATAAGCGATTGGGCAGCGCATTACACAGCGTCGTACAACATCAAGAAACATTTTGAAATGGAGGTAGTGAAATGAACAACGACATCATTGAAACTCTAGTGAAAGAGACTGACAGTGAGATGGGATATCATTTTCCTGTCTATGCGGCAGACGATCTAGAGTGGGAAAAGAAGTTTGCTGAGGCCATTGTCAACCTGTGTGCTGCCATTGCATGCCAGCACTGCCGATGGCATGGACACACAGCGGCTCAGGAAATGAAACAACATTTTGGAATGGAAGAAACAAAATGACACCACAACAAACCTTAGAAGAAGTGTTAGCGTTCCTACGCATCATGCATGAAACGTCAAAACACAACCACAACTATTTCGCTCATGCAGCGCTGCGTCTGAACGAACACTTCTACGGACACGGCGGCATCTTCACCAACGACACAGAGAAGCGAAAGCCATACACATGATCTTTCTCGACATCGAGACAAATCTGAAGCATGACACCATCTGGCTTTGTGTGACAAAGAAAGACGGAGTCACCAGAACTTGGAAGGAAAGGACAGGACTACAGAACTATCTCGATGGTGAAGAAGTGTGTGCCCATAACGGCATTGGGTTTGACTTCCCTGTGCTGGAGAGGGTGTGGAAGGTGTCAGTGCCTCAACATCAGCAGGTTGATACGTTGGTGATGTCTAGGCTGTACAACCCAGAGCTACTACCGCCTGAAGAAGATCCAAAGGCTGGTAAGCATTCGCTGAAGAGTTGGGGCATCCGTTTTGGAAACGCCAAAGGCGATTTCACTGACTTTGATGGTGGTTGGTCACAGGAGATGGAAGACTATTGCGTTCAAGACGTCAACGTCCTCGAGCAGCTATACAACCATCTGAAGGAAGAGATGAAGTCTATGGGCTTCAGCGACAAGAGCATTGAACTAGAACATCAAGTTGCTCACATCTGCAAAAGGATGGAAGACAATGGATATTCGCTGGATGTCCCTAAAGCTCAGACTCTTATGGCTTCGTTGTCAGGTAGGATGGCTGACATTGAGAATCGCCTACAAGATGTATGTCCACCGACGTATGAGGAAACTAAGACACCAGAGTATTGGGAAGTAGTTGATGAGAAATGGCGTGAGCATAAGGCACCAACGAAGACAGCGCTGCTGGAGATGCTGAAGGAAGCTGGTGTAGACAAGCCTAACAAGCTCATCAAGGAAGCTCTACCAGGCCCTCTGAAGGTGAAGGTACATCCTTTCAATCCTGGCAGCAGGCAACAAATTGCAGAGCGTCTTCAATCCTTTGGTATTGAGCTAACAGAGAAGACAGAGAAGGGCTCTTGGATAATTAATGAAGACGTCCTAGCAGGCATTGACAAGCCTGAGGCTAAGCTGCTCAATGAATATTTGATGGTTCAGAAGAGGGTGTCCATGATCAGTAGCTGGCTTGATGCTGTGCAGGACGACGGCAAGGTTCATGGCTCCATCATCACCTGTGGTGCTGTCACAGGTAGAGCTACACATAGCAGCCCCAATATGGCACAGATTCCTAACGTGTCTTCACCGTATGGACCAGAGTGCAGAGAAGTGTGGTATGCAGGTAAAGGACGCAGCCAAGTCGGTGTTGACTTGAGTGGCATTGAGCTACGCTGTCTTGCTCACTATCTGAACGATGATGGTTGGACGAATGAGTTGTTGAAGGGTGATGTGCATTGGATGAATGCACAGAGCTTTGGGCTGGTGCCTAAGGGGACGGTGAAGGAAGACAACGCAGAGCACAAGCGCATCCGCAATCTAACAAAGACGTTGACTTATGGGGTGCTGTATGGTGCTGGTGCTGAGAAGGCAGGCTCTATTGTTGGTGTGAGCAGCACCAAAGGCAAGAAGCTCATTGACAACTTCATCAACAACACACCCGGCCTTGCTCCTCTAAAGCAGAAGCTGTCTAAGTTTGTGAAGAAGGGTCATGTGCCAGGCTTGGATGGCCGTCGCATTCGCATCAGAAGCGACCATGCTGCGTTGAATACGTTGCTCCAAGGGGCAGGTGCCATCATCGCCAAGCAATGGCTTGTAGAGGCTGATAGGCTGCTCCGTGAGCACAACGTAGACGCTAAGCTGATGGCGTGGGTGCATGACGAAGTTCAATATTCTGTGTTGCCCGCACAGGCAGAGCAGGCGGCTAGGCTCATTGAAAAAGCTGCCAACATTGCTGGTGAGGTGCTACAATTTCGCTGCCCCGTTGACGCCGAAGGTAAAGTTGGTGCAAACTGGCGAGAATGTCATTAACACGAAGCCACAGCGTGTTCAATTCTGTGGCACAACTCGAGGAAGTGAAAATGGATTCAGTAAAGCTCAAAGCTGTTGTGATGTGGTGCTTCAACAAAGAACCGAATGAGATGTCGGGAAAGTGGCAGATGGATCTGACTCAATTGTCAGATGCTGCTGTTGAAGCGCTGGAAGCAATGCAGATTGAGGTGAAGGAAAAGGAAGGGATGGGCAAGTACATCACTTGCAAGTCTGCCCGTCCCATCAAGGTCTTGGACACTGACGGTGATGAGATTGAAGAGAAGATTGGCAATGGTAGCAAAGCCAAGTGCATCATTGGTAGCTACGAATGGAAGTATAAGAATAAGAAGGGTGTGTCACCTTCTCTGCAAAAGATTGTCATCACCGAGCTTGTTGAGTTTGGTGGCGGTGGTAGCGGCAAGATTGACGACGACGAAGCCCTCTGATGTTTCGCATCAAACTGCCGTCTGAAGAGGATGTGTCTGTGTTGGTTCAAGCTCTGAGAATGATTGGTAAGCATCATCTTGCTGGCTACATCGTTCAACAGATGCAAGAGCAACAAGGACACATCATTGATGACGCTAAGTTGGTGCGAGAGGTGAAAGAGTGATAGCGCTCCTGGACGCTGACACTATGGCGTATAGGGCAGCAGCGGCGTGTGAAGAAGAAGACGTCAAAGTTGCCTATCACACTGTAGACAGCATCGTAACAGGAGCGCTGTTATCGTGCGACTACGTTGATAGATGGTATGACCAATGGAAGCTGTATCTATCTGGAGACACCAACTTCAGAAAAGCCATAGCCACCACTGCACCATACAAAGGCAACAGAACACAGCCTAAGCCAAAGCATCTGAAGAAGGTGAAGGCTTATTTGAAGAAGCATTGGAAGGCTGTTGTTGCTGTCAACGAAGAAGCAGATGACCTCATCGCCATTGAATCAACCAAGCTACAACATCAATGTTGCATCATCAGCGTTGATAAAGACTTCAAGCAAATACCTACTCACTTCTACAACTACGTCAAACGAGAACATCTCTTCATCACTCCAGATGAAGCCATCAAATTCTTCTATCAACAAATATTGATGGGAGACTCTGCTGACAACATCATCGGCATCAGAGGCGTTGGTCCTGTGAAGGCTGCTAGGATGTTGGAGGAAATCAGCACAGAAGTAGATATGTTCAATGTCTGTGTTGAAGCCTATGAAGGAAACGTAGACAGAGTTGTTGAGAATGGTAGGCTGCTGTGGCTTAGACGCTACAAAGGACAAATGTGGACACCACCGACAAAGGAACAACAGTGAAGGACAATGTCAATCATCCACCGCACTATCTGGCTCATCCCAGTGGCATAGAGTGCATAGAAGTGGCAGAGCACATGAGCTTCTGTGTTGGCAACGCTGTCAAATATCTGTGGCGTGCTGATCACAAAGGCAACGACATTGAAGACCTACGGAAAGCTGCCTGGTACATCAACAGGGAGATTGAGCGTAGGGAGAGGGACGGGCTTGTCACTATTAGTGATCTTCCTGTTCGTAGTACAGAACCATTTGGATGGTGAAGCTACGCAACAGCGGACAATGGACAGAGGCTAGGTTCCGTAGCTTTGTCATCAGCGCTCTACGTTCAGCATCTCATCGGTGGCCTGTCAAATGGCGTGTGCTGAAGGATGCTGAAGTAGGTAGACAGATTAACAAAGACACTGGTAAACTAGCCCTGCACTATCGATGTGCTCAATGCAGCGATGCCTTTACATCAAAGAACATTGCTGTAGACCACATCGATCCTGTTGTTGACCCTAAGCAGGGCTTCGTCAGTTGGGACGTATTCATCGAAAGGTTGTACGTCGAAATGGACAAATTGCAGGTACTTTGTAAAGAATGCCACACAAAGAAGACACTTCTTGAACGAAAGGAAAGAAAGAAATGAATGACATCACACTAAAGCTGGACTACGACACAGCCTATGGCTTCTTCAAATGCATCCTAAAGCAGGACTACTTTGAATTGAAGAAGGAAGCTGAAGGGGATGATTTTGAACATCGTCATCCTGAAGATCAGCTTGTGACGTTGAGGACGATGAAGGGAATGGAAGTATTGTTTGACTACTACTTCACCAGCGATGAAGCACAAGACATCAAGAACGGTATTGATCCTGAAGATCAATATATTCGCGTCTAAGGAGAACAGAGATGCAGATTCATGAAGTGATTGAACAGGAAGATGGTAGTGCTTTGGTTTCTTATGAGTTGACATATGAAGAAGTGCAACTCATTCTTCGTACCACCATCACAAAAGCTCTGACAGAGTTTGTGGATAGGCTGGACGAGTCTCCAATTTCTATTAAGGAAGTAGACGATGACGGCAAGAGCGAAGCTGATCTGGGCAACGCCTAATCTGGAGAGCGTCGTTGCCTATTGCGCTCGGGTGAGCAACCCTAGCAATCAAAGCAACGACGCAACAGCAGGTAAGTTGTTGCGCTATTGCATGAAGCATGGACATTGGTCTGTGTTTGAAATGGGCAACATCTGTATAGAACTGGAAACAACGAGAGACATTGCTAGGCAGATTCTTCGACATCGCAGCTTCAGCTTTCAAGAGTTTAGCCAGCGCTATGCTGAAGTCACTGACTACAGCGTCGGTGAAGCCAGACTACAAGACAACAAGAACAGACAAAACTCCATCCCCACTGAAGACCGAGAGCTAACACGCTGGTGGACAGAGCAGCAAGTGTCGGTGTGGATCAAGGCTAGACAGGCTTATGAGCAAGCGCTGGCAAATGGTGTAGCAAAGGAAGTGGCTCGGAAGGTGTTGCCTGAAGGGCTGACGATGTCGAGGATGTATGTCAATGGTACAGTACGAAGCTGGTTGCATTACATTGATGTTCGATGTGATGTTGCTACACAAAAGGAGCACAGAGATGTAGCAGAGCAGTGTAAAGAAATTGTCTACAATCTTTTACCTTCATTAAAGGAGAAGGTGTGAATGAGTTGGCTCTTTTCGCAGGCGCTGGTGGAGGAATTCTTGGGGGACATTTGCTCGGATGGAGAACCGTCTGCGCCGTTGAATGGGAACCCTATCCAGCAAGCGTACTTGCCGCCAGACAGAATGACGGCGTTCTCCCGACTTTCCCGATTTGGGATGATGTTCAAACCTTTGACGGAAAACCGTGGAGAGGAATTGTTGACGTCGTATCTGGAGGCTTCCCGTGCCAGGACATATCAACAGCAGGAAAAGGTGCTGGAATCGACGGGACAAGAAGTGGAATGTGGTATCACATGGCACGAATCATCGGAGAAGTACAACCAAAATATGTCTTCGTTGAAAACAGCCCAGTCCTACGTACTAGAGGACTTGTCAGAGTTCTCAAAGACCTTGCCTCGCTCGGGTATGATGCAAGGTGGACTGTATTGGGAGCAGCCGATGTCGGTGCTCCGCACAAAAGAGAAAGAATGTGGATTGTGGCTTGGGACGCCAACCACAGCAACGAGCGGGCGATCGGAAAAGTTCAAAAGGCCGGGAATGACACCTGCGGAGTTTGTGGAGGCGTACCCAGCGCGTGGGACAGGGCCCACTCCAACAGTCTGCGGCAACTACAATCGCAAGGGAGCCAGCGCGACCAGCGGGGATGGTTTGGCGACTGTGGTTGGTGGCAAACTGAACCCAACGTGGGTAGAGTGGCTAATGGGGTGGCCGCTCGGGTGGACCGACTTAAAGCCATTGGTAACGGACAAGTCCCCTTATGTGCCGCAGAAGCCTTCAAGCACTTGTCACAACAGTTTACCTGACGGCAGCTACTACGGAACCAACACAGCATGAAACAGCTTATGATTGATCCACCGTCGGGGTGGAGATATGGATTTCCTAAGACCATCCCTGACGGTGTGACAGACCATCAAGCATGGTTGATTGAGAATGGTTATCCATCTTCACTCATCGATGAATTTGGTGAACACTTCTATTGCAGGTATTGGTATAAGGGCACAGATGATGAATGACTTTGACACCTACCAACAGCAGTCTTGGAAGTTTGCGCTTGACTCAGCTAAGAACAATGAATATCTATTCAATGGCTTAGCTGGTGAAGTTGGAGAAGTTTGTAGCCTTCGTGCTAAAGCCATTAGAGACGGTTATTCAGACAACTACACAGAGATGCTGAAGAAAGAGCTTGGTGATGTCTTGTGGTTTGTCTCAAGCATTGCTAAGATGTATGACATCCCGTTGTCTGAAGTGGCTATGTACAACATCAACAAGCTATACTCTCGTCAACAACGTAACGTCATAGGAGGTAGTGGAGACGAACGCTAATGTGATATAACCACCGACCCCGTTTTGTTAAGGCAGCAGAGATGCTGCCTTTTGTATCTGTGAGGAAGAATAAATGACACCATATCAAACCTACATTGCAAAGAGCCGCTATGCACGTTTCCTTGACGACAAAGGACGTCGTGAGCATTGGCATGAAAGCGTCAAGCGCTATTTCGATTTCATGCAGACCCATCTGAAGAAGAACCACAACTACGACATCCCTGCTGATCTGCGGCAGAAGCTGGAAACAGAGATGGTCAATCGTGAGGTGTTGCCGTCTATGCGTGCCATCATGACCGCTGGTGAGGCTCTGGAACGTCAGAACGTTGCTGGTTACAACTGCTCCTATATGCCCATTGACGACGCTAAGGCGTTTGATGAAGCCATGTACATCCTGCTGTGTGGCACTGGTGTAGGCTTTAGCGTGGAACAAAAGTATGTCAACAAGCTCCCTGAAGTACCTGATCGTCTCTTTGACTCTAACACTGTGGTTGTTGTCAAGGATTCCAAGGAAGGTTGGGCAAAGTCTTTGCGTCAAATCATCGCCCTTCTTTATGCAGGCGAAATCCCAAAATGGGACGTCTCTGCTGTGCGTCCCTCAGGCACACGATTGAAGACCTTTGGTGGGCGTGCCAGTGGGCCTGGTCCGCTGGAAGACCTGTTCAAGTATGTTGTTGCCAAGTTCAAAGGCGCTGTAGGCCGTAAGCTGACCAGTCTTGAGGCACATGACATCCTGTGCAAGATTGGTGAAGTTGTTGTGGTTGGTGGTGTTCGTCGTAGTGCAATGATTTCATTGTCTGATCTCAGCGATGATCGCATGGCGCACGCTAAGGCAGGAAGTTGGTGGGACGGCAACGGTCAGCGTGCTCTTGCAAACAACAGCGCTGTGTATGACAGCAAGCCTGATGTCGGTAAGTTCATGCGTGAGTGGTGCTCCATCTATGACAGCCACAGTGGTGAGCGAGGCATCTTCAGCCGTTATGCAAGCGATCTTCAGGCGGCTAAGAATGGAAGGAGAGAACTAGGACATGAATGGGGTACGAACCCTTGCAGCGAGATTATTCTTCGTCCTTATCAATTCTGCAATCTATCTACCATTGCTGTTCGTAGCGGTGATACTGTGGAGCGATTGGTTGATAAGGTTGCTATGGCAACGATCTTGGGCACTTTTCAATCGACGATGACCAACTTCCCATATCTGCGAAAGATTTGGCAGACCAACACAGAACAAGAGCGTCTGTTGGGTGTGTCTATGACGGGCATTCTTGACAATGCTCTTCTGAACAACCCGGACAATCCTGAGTTGCCTGCTATTCTTGAACGTCTGAGGGCCATCTCCGTTGAAACCAACGCCAAGTTTGCTGCTGACATTGGCATCAACGTCTCGGCTGCTATCACCTGTGTCAAGCCTGAAGGAACAGCATCACAACTGACAGGCACTGCCAGTGGTATTCATCCACAACACTCTGCCTATTACATCCGTCGTGTCCGCAGTGACAACAAAGATCCTCTGACGGATTTCATGAAGCAAGCAGGCTTCCCCGCTGAGCCTTGTGTGATGAAGCCAGAAAGCACCACTGTCTTCTCCTTCCCGATGAAGTCAGATGGTGATGCTGTTCTGCGCGATCACATCGATGCTTTGAAGCATCTGAAGCTGTGGTTGATGTTCCAACGTCACTGGTGTGAGCACAAGCCTTCTGTGACCATCTCTGTGAAGGAAGAGGAATGGCCTGCTGTTGGTGCTTGGGTGTGGCAACACTTCGATGAAATCACTGGCGTTAGCTTCCTTCCATATGACGGAGGCACTTATCGCCAGGCTCCATATGAGGAAATCAATGGAGATCAATACGAAGAGATGCTGAAGCTAATGCCAACCGACATCAATTGGGACGGTTTCCTAGAGATGACGGACAACGTTGAGGGAATTCAGATGTTGTCCTGTACCGCAGGTAGCTGTGAAATTCGCTAATCAGTAACAAACAGAGGGCTATAATGGCCCTCTTTTCATTTGTAGGAAGGAGATTTATGGTAACGAAGAAGAGGGCAGCTTTGTTTGAAGGCAACGGTGAAGCGCCTCCAGCGCAGCGAACAAACTCTCTTAAGGTGAAGCTAGACGACATGTCAACGATTCAGCCTAAGAGTGATACACAACGTGATTTCTTTGAAGCCTATGCCAGAGGCCACTACTTCATGTGTCTTCACGGTGTCGCAGGTACAGGCAAGTCCTACATCGCCCTGTACAAAGCCTTAGAAGACGTCCTAGATAGGTCTACACCGTTTGGTAAGGTGGTCATCATCAGGTCTGCTGTACAAAGCAGAGAGATGGGATATTTGCCTGGTGGTGTTGATGAGAAGATGGAGGTGTACATCCAGCCCTATCGTCAAATCACAACAGACTTGTTTGCACGCAAGGACGCTTGGGACAGGCTCTGTGAGCAAGGACACGTAGAGTTTTTGTCTACATCGTTCATCAGAGGCACCACCTTCAGCAACAGCATCATCCTCGTTGATGAGTTCCAAAATTGCAACTTTGAAGAGCTTGACACCGTCATCACCCGCGTTGGACACACCAGTAAAATCATCTTCTGTGGTGATGTACGTCAGACTGATTTGAAGAAGAAAGACGATAAGTCTGGCTTGAACAAGTTCTTGAACATTGCTGGTGCTATGAAGCAATTCAGTAAATTTGAGTTCACTGTAGATGACATCTGCCGCAGCAGCCTGGTGAAGGACTACATTGTGGCTAAGATGCAATATGAAGATGGAGAACAACAATGAGCATCATGATAACTTTGCGTCAAGGAATTGGCTTTGACATCGAATACAACAACGAAAATTGCTACCGTACTGACTACTACGATGATGATGGCAACATCACCAAGCACGATCAAATCTTGTGCTACACAGGCGTCATCATCAAGATTCCTTTCTTCACCATCTTCATCGGTGACATGTATCCAATTGAAGAAGACGCCACCTACATCAAGAACAAGAGTTGACAGCAGAGCTTCGGTGTGGCAACATTGAGGCTCCTTAACAACACCAGAGCGAGGACAGCAATGGAGATGAGAAAAATAGAGCCATCCTATGCATTCAAGGAGGGCTATTACGCCTTCAGCAGAGGATGGCTTGAGTGTAAATATTCTTTGACGTCAACACGCGGAAAAGAATGGCAACGTGGTTTTGACAGGGCCTATTTCGACAACCTTCAGAGGATCAAAAATGTTTCTAACTCCCGTAACGTCCATTGAACATTGCAAGTCTGTAAGTGTCCAAGATTGGTCAATCTATGAGATTGAATATAAAGGAGAACTAGAGCGACACATCGTTGGCTTTGACTTCACAGATATGTGGGCAACCAGGGTGTCTACAGCAATCAAGAAATTTGACATGGAGAAGATGGAGGCTGTGACACGAAGTGGACGTCATTACACTCTCTGTGGAGAGCCTAGAGAGACGATAATGGCACCCTATCCTGTGTGGCTAGATTGGTGTCACTATTGCGGTGTTGAAGACTCTGTCAATGTGACGGACGAGTATAAGAGGCATTGACAAAGAAGCGTCCATAGCTCAACTGGACAGAGCAACGCCCTTCTAAGGCGTAGGTTGTAGGTTCGATTCCTACTGGATGCGCCAAAGCTGGAGTCGCATAGCGGCAATTGCAACGGTTTTGTAAGCCGTCGGGAAACCTTCATGAGTTCGAGTCTCATCTCCAGCACCAACAACAGCGGGGGTGACGGAATTGGCATACGTATCAGGCTTAAACCCTGAGTTTTAGGGGTTCGAATCCCCTTCTCCGCACCAAAAACAAAGGCCCTTAATTGGGCCTTTTTTGCTGTACAGCGAATATTGCTCTATCTACCAAATAGCATTCTTGATTGCTCTCCTGCGGAAGTTTTAGGCGCAACCATAGCATCAAAGATGGTTTCATATTTGTCCACACTAAACCAATCCTTTGCTTCTTCTAGTGTGACACCATTATTATCTTTAGCGTAAAGGTTGTTGATCTCACGCCTAGTCGCTTTTGGCAAGTTATTAAACTTCATCTTGAACACCTTGGAAAGATCGGTTCTACTGAATTGCTCATTTGTCAGTTCTTTTGCCAAGGCTGTTTGCGCCCTGATTTCATTCACCAAACGAATCTTTTTACCAAGCTCAGACAGGCTTAAATATTGTCTATCTTGTAACACAGAAGGTACGCGCTCCAGCACTAACGTGTTAGCGTTTCTGATGAACTGTCTATCATATTCTCTATCACCACTAGGTCTACCATAAACACTGTATGGCATTAGGTTGAGTCTGTTGATTTCTCTTTCCAGTTCAGATCTTCTAGGAACTTGTCTGAAGCCAACAAGCCTGGCGAAGTATTCACCTTCTCTAGAAAGTTCATCTTCTGTTAAAGGAATTACTGCCCCTGGTAATTTCTCTTTGAGAACAGGAAGAGTACCCATAACACGCTTCGTAGCTGCCTCTACCACTGCTGGGCCTGTTTCCTCAGACTCAATGACATTAGGGTCTCTTACTACTCTTCCTTCTTCCCTAATGAGATTTGTTAGGTCATAAATTTGCTTGAACACAAAAGGCTGTGTAAATCCTTTAGCCACATCTCCGACTGCTTTGCCAGACGTCACCATGAAATCTCTGAAAGCTGTAGGGCTCTCAAAAACAGAAAGTATCTTATTAATGAAGCTATCAGGACTTCCTGCTGACATCTTAAAACCGAGCGTTGATTCGACAGCAGCTTGTATGTTTTCTCCTGAATATGTTCCATTTTCAAATTTGACAAACAGATCAGCAAACGCCATATAAGGCGCTGTAATACCATATGAACGGGCGTCGATAGATGTGCCATTAGCTAGCTTCTGCTCATACCAAGGAAGGTCTAAGTTTTCTCTTCTATAGTCAATGAAAGCAGCCAAGGTAGCCATACCAACAACGCTTTGAATGCCTTTTTCGCTAGCACTTCTAAATATTTTTTCTGCTTGTTGCAGCGTCTCAATACTACCTGTCTTTTCCGCTTCCTTCATCATCCTAAATGAGGTAATAAATTCTTCACCAGCACCTAAAGCTCCAAAAGGACTATACCTATAGTAATAAGCCATTGCGTTAGCCATATACCTGGGGAAAGGAATAGCCATGTTAAGCACAGGCGTCTTTTCGATGGCATCAACTAAAAACCTTCCTAGCTGTGCTCCCACTTTATCTGTAGAAGCAATTAAGTTAGGATCATTTGGATTAGGCTTGTACGAAAAAGTCATTTGCAAGGCATCTTTAGACGCCTGCTTAATGATAGGGACAGGGATCTCCTTATCCTGCCCTGCAAAATCTTTCATTAAATTCTTGCCTTGACGTCTAAGCTGACTATCTACAGACGCAACATACACCGATCTTCTAACAAAACTATCCATAACGACGTTGACAGAGTTTGCCCATTGAGCAACAACAGATACCTTTCTCTCTCCTGTTTCTTGCAAGGCGTTGTTGATGTTGTTACGCAGCGTCGGATTTGTCTTAAGAATATCGTCAAGCAGATCCCGAGTGAGTCCACTCTTCATCATGTAAGAGTAGACATCAAAGACATCATGGATGGTGTCGCCCATTGATCTTTTAAATGTTTCTAATCGCTTACCTGAAGAAGCCCCAAGAAGAGCGCTGTTGATGGAATAAAGAGTTCCTTCAACCAATTGAACACCGCTCTTCAAAGGCATTACAACAGCCATAGAAAGAGAGTTTCTTGCTGTTGTATCTACACCAGAAACTAAGAAGGCTTTGTATTCGGACGCAAGCCTATCCTGCAAATCATATGCCTTAGAAAACACTGTGACTTGATCGTTCGGGAGACTATAGATAGTTTTTATCTTCTTATCAAATTCTTTATCTGTTTTACGCAGACGAGTCAATGCCTGCATAGCTGCAGAATTTTGCTGCATTATCTTAGCCGCTTCAGAGACAGAAGTCTTATTCATAGCAGCAAACATTGCTGGTGTTATTCCAGATTCTGTCAGAGCCCTTTCTAAGACAACGTCATCAATCTTACCTAAGTTCTTGAAAACATTAGCAATAGCAGAGCTGATCTGTTCATTAGGCTTCAACTTAAACGTAGGATCATCATTGATAGCTTTCAAAGCAAGACGAATAGCTGCCTGAGACATATCAAGCCTTACCTTGCTGTCTGTGATTTCATTGGTAGGATCAATGGTGGTAAGAAGCTCTTTGCCATAGAGCTTCATATACTCATCATGCACCTTATCCATGTTGTCACGTAGAGGATCAACTAGGGCCTTCTCTACAGGTGTCTGAGGTGCGTTGGGGCTGGAAGGAACAACAGGGCCTTGGGTCTTAGCCAAAGCCTTTTTAAGTTCTTCTCCTTGTTGATATACTTTTCTAGGACCAGCCAGCATAGTGCCGCCGACACCCAGCGCTGCACTAAACAAAGAGATAGCTGCTGTTCTGCCTGCATCAAGCTCTGGCGGCTCTTCTCCTAAGGCTTTGGCTTCTTCTTGTGTGCTGCGTTGTCCTGTAACATCGATAGCTGCACCAAGACCTGCCTCTGCTACACCAATGCCAGCAAGACCCGCCCTTTGAATGCCTTTCTCGCCAACTTGTTTAATGATGGCTTTTTCCACCAAAGGAGCAGCCAGTGTAGTCACTGCTGCTTTCCCGCCGATAGAACCTACACCGCCTGTTGCAGCACCAACAACAAGCTCTGGAACAAGAGCTTTGAAGATGTCTAAAGCTGGTCTAAGACCTTGTTGTCCTTTGGCTGTTCCAGCATCTGCAATTGCTTTGTAGAGGCGCTTACCTTCAGCAATGTCTCTTTTTACTTCTGGCTCAGCATTGGCAAGCCTGCTCAACTCAGGCACTGTACCAAGAACAGTGGAGTATTCAGCAAAGCGTCGCTCAGACATGAAACGCTTTACAACGTCTTCATTAGTCTCATCTTCTTGTTTTCTTGGCTTCCCTGAAGCAACAAGATAACGCTCAGCGGTTTTGAACAAAACAGGATCTTCAGCAACTTGATTGAATGCTAGTTTTTCTGCTTCTTCTTTTTCTCTTTGTGCTCTAGCCTCTGCTTGCACTTGCTCAGATACAACAGCACGCTGTCTTGGAAGCATACGTGGAATGTCTTCCGTGCCTTCTAAGAAGGCAGGACGACGTTGTGCTGTGGGCGCTGGCTCTTGGTCAGTAACTACGGAGCCTCCAAATTTCTTTGCAAGCTCTTCGTAGCTTGTTACAGGTGCCCCGCCAAATTTCTTAGCCAGTTCTTCAATGCTTGTTGCCATTAACGAGTACCTCTCAATTCAAACCTTTGACTAGACCCATCAGGATTGTTTACAGTGACGATGAATTTACCATCCCGTTGCTGTATCGTTGAAGGGGCTGTTGCGCGTTCTGGTGCTGCGGAGGCTGGCCTAGCACCTAACCCGCCTTGAGTCACAGGCTGTGTAGTAGCTGCGGGCGGTTGTGCTTGGAATGCCGGTCTTGCTGGTACAGAAGACTGTGCCGCTGCTGCCGCTGCTGGGACGTTAGATGGTGCTGGTTGTTTTGATGGGGACGCATCAACAACAGCACCACTTCCGACCTCAATAGACGGATTAAGAACAGCAGCGAGAGCCCCACTAACAGACTCAGAAAGAGGCTCACCCCTTGCATTAATATAGCCATTGGCTCTTGCCGCCGCCATAATAGCTCGTTTTTCAACATCCTTATATGCTTTTAGTTGAGCGTCTGAGGTAGTCAAATATTGATAAGACAACATCCCATCTTGCATAGTAATACTGAGCCCTTTGCTTCCTGGATAGGCTTTGTTTAAAGCATTAGCCGCAGCGTCCTTAAACGTCTTAATAATCTCGTTAGTGCTATTTGGAATGTTTGCGTTACCTGCTGCCAATCTAGTTCTAGCCGCTTCTTTCTCTTGAGCGGGTGTGTTAGGATTTGCTATCGTAGATCTAAGTTTATTTTCTTCCTTTTTCCAGTCTGCACCATCTGAAGACAAACTTTGAAGTGCTGATTCAAAAGCAATGTAATTATTCTTAGCATCTTCGGCTGGTTTGGTTCCTTCCCCGTGTATACGAACCGCCTGAGCATAGGTAGACGCCATCCTGTTGAGAGTATCCTTTGGATCTTTATCAACCACAGGGAAAAGTTCTGTATTGATGGTAGCAAGATCAGCTAAAGGTTCTTTCTGCAACGGTTGCATATTCTCATACGCAAGCAATTCTCTAGCAGAGCCTACACCCAATCCACTAGCAATCTTTTCGGCTCTACCAGGCTTGGTTCCAACATTGAAGCCCATAAAACCTTCTTTTTGACCAAACGCCTGTTGCATCTGCTCTTCTGTCATAGGTGTAGGAGCAACGCCAAAGGAATCAATGTACTTCCGTACTGTTTCAAACCCCTTAGGTGCTTTCTTTCTAATCTCGTCTGCTTTTTCTCTAACAAATGTAGCAGCATCAATAGTTTCGCCATCTCTTCTGCGTTGTGCAAACTGTTTTGCAATTTCCGGGTTTGAGATGAGAGCCAGCTTCACGGCCTCATCAGTAGTGGGTTCAAGCCAAGGCATCACTTCAGAATAGCGACCAGACAGTTCTTCTCTGACAGCTTTTACTTCTTCTTCTCTCTTCTTCTTGTTGACGGCAGCAAGCTGAAGACGCGTTTTAAGAAGCTCTTCATTTTCTTCTCTTTCTTTTTCAACGCGAGAGCCTAAGCCTTGAGCAAACCCAGCCAGCGCTCCTAGTAAAGCCAGTCCCATATTTACTCCTTAGACATTAAACCGCCCTGCTTTACAGCAGGAGCTTCTTTCACTGTAGCAACAGCGCCTCTCAACACTTCTTTAGCCATATTCTCATCAATGTCTGTTGCTTTTTCAAAGTCTTCGTCTTCAACTATGTAGCCAACATCATTCATGTCGCCAATGGTTTTCATCAACTCAATGATGATAGGAGTAGCAACAAAACCTAAATCAACAGTGTGGATACCATTCATAATGCCCATTTTGATGAT